CAGGTGTCCTATGTCACTGCGATCTATGCGCGGCTGTCAGTAGAGAACAGCGGAAAACAGGATGAAGGCGCATCCCTTCAGAACCAGATTGATGTATGTAAGGAGTATGTGGCGGGCTGTCCGTATCTTAGGCTCGTGGAAGTTTACGCCGATAACGGAAAAACAGGCACGGTTTTTGACCGGCCTGCATGGAACCGGCTGATGGACGATGTGCGCAGCGGTAATGTGGAAGCTATCGTGGTTCGTGACCTGAGCCGCTTCGGAAGAGATTACATCGAAGTAGGCAATTATCTGGAAAAGATTTTCCCGGCATTGGGAACACGCTTTATCTCCGTCAAAGAAAATTTTGACAATTTTACCTGCGGCAGCTCCATGGAGTCACTCTCTGTGTCGCTGCAGAACCTGATTAACGCCCTTTATTCCAGAGATATTTCCCGTAAGGTTTCCACTGCGCTTCTGGCGCAGCAGCAAAACGGAACCTTTCAGAACCGTAACCCGCCTTACGGGTATATGTGGAATGAAGATAAATCCGCCTATGTAATTGACGAAACTGCCGCTTCTTATGTGCGGGATATATTTCGCTGGAAGATGGAAGGTGTTTCCGTCAACACCATGATTCGTCGATTAGAAGAAGCTGGTGCTGTCCATCCGGAACTTCGCAAACGACAAAATGGTTCCCGACATGGCAATCAGGTTGGAAAAGGCTGGGCAAAGTCCACGATCAATTCCATTCTTGAAAATCCGGTTTATCTGGGACATACGATTCACGGTAGAATGCGTACCGCTATTTATAAGGGTGTCAAGAAGCATAAGGAAGATCCGGAAAACTGGATCTGGTATGAAAATACGCATCCGGCAATCATTTGTCAGGAAGATTTCGATACGGTTCAGCATATTCTGGCGGAGGCCAGTCGTATCCGGCAGGAGAAAATGAAACAGTCTGCCATTATCCGGGAACAAATGATTGATTTCTTTGACCAGAAAATATTCTGTGCGGAC